AATAACTATGTTATCTTTAAAGCGTTCTTGCTCTATATCAACAATAGTAATTTCAGGATGATCTGTTGCTTTAACAGGTTCCCAACCTTCACGTAATTTAGAAGAAACATTAGGGGCATCAACATTACCCTGTGTACTTACTCGTACCCAGCGAAATGCATAGCCCGGCTCTTCTTTAGGTGAAGGCAATACCTCTGGCCTCTTCCAAGCCTGTTTACGGGCCGTTTTCTCACGGGTGGTGTGCTCACGGTCAATTCTGTTTTTAGCCATTACGTTTTCCTCATTTCTTCTGCAACCTTTTTGGCGTAGAGTTCCAAAGGAACCCCCAGTCTTTTAGCAATAGCTACTTGAGTTTTTGATAACGTAACCTTATTAGGTGACGTACTTCTTGTAGCTGGCGCGACAACATTATTTGATTGTCGTTTTTGTTTTGTTTCTACTTCTTCTACACCGAAGAAACTAGGAAACACTTTTCGCAATCGAGAATCTATTTCCTCGAAGTATTCATCGCTAGAAGGAGACACTCCCTCTTGTTTAACAAGTTTATCGTGCAGCCCCATAGCATATCCAGTAATATCGGAATGCTCTGGTTTACCAAACCACGAATTTTCCGCAGCCCATGCAGATGTTTTATCATCCACAGTTCTCTGGGGTATTTCTTCTTTGTCTTGTACAGGAGTTTCTTCTTCTTGTAAAGACTTAGATTCAAAAGTTTTTAACTTATCTACTTTAATATTAGCAGAAGTTAATTTTTCTTGTGCTTCAACGAGTTTATCTGCATCTCCTGCTTCATAAGCATCTTTATATTGTTTTTTAGCAACTAAAGCCTCACCAGCAGCAGTTTTTTTCGCTTGTTCTAAAAGAGCAACTTGGTTTTTACCAACCGTGTCTTTTAGCTTTTCGTTTTCTTCGATTAACTGTTTAGCGTATCGCTCAAATTCTTCCTTCTCTCTGAGGGCGGATTCTTTACGCCTTCTCTCATCGTGATATCCCTTACTAAAGTGTTTAATTCTGTTTTGTACTTTTTCAGAGTAATCAGCAAGCTCTTCTTCAGTAACCTCACTTGGAGGCTCAGAAGGCTTACGGTTACGATCAGCTTTAGGTGTGTCGTCCACAACTTCGATTTCAATTTCATCTTTAGACTCATCTTTAGTTTCCTCCTTTTGTGTAGTTGGAGACTTATTTACTTCTTCTTCGCCTGTAGATTCTATCTCTATCTCAACCCCCTCTTCCTTTGCATCAGGGCTGGGGAATTCATACTCAACTTTTTGAAATGGCATTTTTAACTCCTTACACTCGTGTTATGCCGCGAGGATCGGCTACAACTGCTTCAATTGAATCGTCATTCATCAGACGATACTCTTTACCACGTACTTTAAACCTTGTACCTGTATTCATGCGGAACATTACATAGTCCCCCTGTTTGCACCAAGGTCCACTAGGAAAACGATCTTTGTCAGAATAAGCCTCTCCACCTATATCTAACACAAGACCAATAGTAGACATCACAGTGTCTAGATGTATCTCTTTACTAGACTTAACAATGCCACTATCACCAAATGTTTCTTCAACATCCGGCATTGCGATTAAAAGTCTATATCCTACAGGTATTGGTAACTCAAGTTCTAAGTCGTCATCTATTAACGATTGTTGCATTGGTTCAGTCATCATCATCTTCCAAGTAATTGCGCGAGAGGTCATTAACATGGTTTAAACAGGCATTCAGACCTCGGATCATACCTGTTATTTCTTTATACTGAGGAAAGTCTTTTGCTCCCCCACTACTTAGAAATTCTGATGCAGAAGATTTATCTTCTTCGATTTTATCTCGTAGCACGTCAAAGACGGTTTTAGCCATTATTCTTTATCCTCCTGTATAGCCATTAATTTAGCTATTTCTAAATCTGTTTTGGTATTCGACTCTCTGCGTTTAGAGGCCATTCTTAATCCCTCTTTCTCCACATCGAGATTTAACTCCTCCTGTTCTATCTTAACTTGCTCCGCACCTAGCACAGCATCTGCCTGATCCTTTCTGGACTTACGTTTTATTTCTGCTGCACGTAGCTCCGCGTCTATGCGGTCTTTTTCAGCCTTACGTTGAACTTCCTGTTGTTTAATCTGCAAATCAGCTTTTTGCATCTGCACGATAGGATCTTGTGCTTGCTCCATAGCTTGCTTCTGCGCCATCTCTTTCCTACCTTGGTCAGTTAACTGTTTAGCAGCTTCACTCACCATTCTGGATAGACTTGCTTCTATATCATCAGGCAAGCGTTTGTTCGGTGGAGGTAGTTCAGTACCAATCTTCTCTTCTATTTTCTTTCTATACAAGAATGCTAGATGTTCAGCTATATGTGCCTGTAATGTAGCTAACATCTGTTTCGCCTGTGGGTTTGTCTGTAACATCCCACCTATCATTGGATCTTGCAAAAACGCTTGGTGTGCTGCTATATGCGCTTCGTGGTCTTGGAATATAAATGCCCTCACGGGTTTTAAGCTCAACACATCCATATTTTCGCTTAATGGATCTGTTGGTTGTGCATCGTCCTTTACAGGTACGAGTTTATCTGCATTTTTAATACCCAATACATCAATCATCTGGCGATGTAATTCGGGTAAGTTGTAAATCTGTGGAGCTTGCTGTGCCATCTGTAGGACAGCTTGGTACTGCACTACTCGTTGCGCCATTGTAGAACTGTTAGGATCGCTAACAGGTATTACATCCACTGCCATGTAATCCATCTGTTTTGCAGATATTGCTCCGCGTGATGGCACATAGTTGTAATCTATGGGTGTGTTCTCAGCTATTATATTCTTGAGCATCTTGAACTCTTGTTTCATAGCATAGTGAACACGAGCCTGTACCGCTGCCATTGGCTTCAGAGTTCTTTCAAGTAAAGCGAGTGTTGTTCCTACAGGTGCATTAGCTGACATATCAGATATATTCATGTCACTGATTGCACCTAACCTACGCCCTTCAGTAGTAATCTGGTTAAGAAGTGCGAGAAGTGTCTGGCTAGGTTCCTTGTATGGCAGGGGCATAATGTTCTCACGGATACTGCCTGATGGAACATCCACATCCTTGAACTCCCCCGGCTCTATGGGGGTGTCATCGCCTTTGATCCGTAACCCACGGGACTTCAAACCCCCCGGAAGATTAGCCAGTGTTCCAGCGTCTACAAGCTGTCTTATCAGAGAAGTACCTGCTTTAGCGTATCCCCCTATAATGTGTATTAGTCCAAGGCCATAGAAGCCAAATCCGGGCACATAGACATAATGTACAAAGTGTTGACGTTTTAACATTAGAGGATCATCAGGGTTCCAGTTACGTCTTATAGCCAGAACCTCACTACTACCGCGATCTATAGTAACCACATAAGGTTTTGCAATGTCGTCACTATCATCTATTCCATCTATGATAAGATCTGCATGAACCTCATATAGAGAATAACGATCATCATCCGTCAGAGAATACCCACCATCCTCTGCTTTTTTCTCTTCTATATCACTGTGGTAAGGAGATGGATTACCAATATCCACATCTTTATAAAACCCACTCACCTGCAATTTACGAATCTCGTTCTTTGTTTTTCGCATGACGTGGGTTACACGTTCTGCTGTTTCTATATGCGAAGCACCATAAGGAACAATGACATCTTCTGCCGGAATGTATATAGCAACTTGCCTACCTAGATTAGGATCGAAGTAAACCTTCTTAAACGCAGAACCTGCCAGACCAAGACTGTACAACATACGTTCATGTTCGGGACGATACTCCACCATCCTTTCGGTTAGTTGATAATTCATATCAGCCTTCACACGTTCTGCGGCTTCTATCTTATCTTTATCTTCATCCCCTAAAATTTTTACACGAACAGGACCAGCCGCAGGGAAAGTCTCACTCATTGTTTCTGCTTGAAATCTTATTGCTGCTTCAGCAAGGACGGTCGAATGTACCCCACAAGCTCCATCCCAAGGAGTAGTGCGTTCTTCATAACTAAATCCAAGAACATCAAGTCCTTTAGCAAATGTTTCAGCCCAATCTTTACGACTATCCATGTCAGCTTCTATATATCCTACAAGATCATTAACCATAGAAGCTAAAACGGTATCATCTAACACTTCCGCTAAGTTAACGTCAAAATCTAACATATCAAGAGGTGATGCATCAGGCACAAGTGTTAACTCAACGCTACCATCATCCAGAGTCACCATGTCTGGATTTACAATCTCTATCTCCAGTTCTTGTACTTCTTCTTCAAGAGCCGCCTCGTCTATGCCTTTTGGCGCAACGGTTATACCTTTATCAATAGCCATATATCACCTCAGTAATACCCACTCGCTTTACGCTTGAAGTACCTAGTCTCTTCCGGCTCATCGCTAGGTAGACGAATAAACCCACCCTGCCTGAACCTCATTAACACCATAACGGTAGAATCCACAAGGTCATCATTACTCATAAACGGAAACCCTGCTATCTCCTCAACAACTTCTTCAGCCCACCTTGTCGGTGGAACCCAACACAACCCAGAAGATACAATATCAGATACGGAATTTAACCGTGCTAACTTATCACCTGTCCCTCTGTGAGGGGTATACTCCGATATGGGCAAACCCATCCTTCGCATTTCCTGATACAGTGCAACACCGGAACTTTTCTTTTCTACAATAAATGAATCAGGTTCCCAGTATTTATATTCTTCTAATGCTAGTTCTTTTAGTTCTGGAAACTCCAGCCGTTTCTTAATACTGTTAAGGAGGATGATATTATACTCATTTGTCTCTTCATTAAGAAATACCCCCCACGTAGTTAATGCCGTATAGTCAGCGCGATTATGTTTTTCTGCCGCTGCATCAAGTGACATTATCATGTACTCGCACTGGGGTGGTTCATCTGCCATCCACATATTCCACCACTCCCGCTTCACAAGCGAGGCTTCTTCTGCCGTTGGCTCCTGTTGATACTGTGCATTCCACTGAAATGTAGGCATTGATGCCTTAGTACGCAAGAGGGCTTCAAGGTCAAAGAACTCAGGCCACAGCGGTTTTTCTATTATCTCATCGTTCTCTACATCCGCTATTTCTAATATAGCAGGGAACTCGACCACTTCAAACTGGTCAGCTTTGTCATTCTGCGACATATCCTTAACTACACGCCCTGTTTT